ACCTCCAGATTATATTAGATTGCGTTGATGTTCAACGTTATTTGACTATTCCTAGCATAGGTCTTTTATCATACAAATTGCTCTTTGCAAACTGTCCATCTGCATGATTATAGTGTAGGAATACTTGACCACATAATTGGCCCTCAAAAGGCTCTCTCCAGTGCTCTAACTCACAGCCAGAATAGATAAGCATATCTCCTGGTTTTAGGTCTACTTTTATACCCTTGGGTGCTCCAGGCTTATGTATGCCTTTATACTCGTCTATGACGTTGTCAGACCCCGTAGGATCGATAAATATGGGCCATGCATCTCCACCTAGGTTTAATGTAGTTGATATCTCACAGCTTGGTCTATCTTTGTGTCTTTGTAAGATATTACCTTTTCTATAGAGTCTTGTATAAGAATAAGTAGGCACTAGTTTAAGTCCTGTCTTCTTCTGCATTACAGCTATAGTTTTAACTAGAAGTGTTTCCATTAATCTATCACTATATTTAGCATAAGAATTAGGAACTTGTGCATCGTTAAAATTACCAACAAGTTTATTACCTGCATGAGTTACACCATTGTTTAACATCCAGTGATCTGCTTCTGCTGATATTTGTAAATACCTATAGGCAATGTCTGCCACCTCTTTTGATATAGCACCACGTATAACTTGATATTTATTCTTTTTAAAACTCATATTTGTATAAAATTATAAGACACAGATATT